GGTTCCTATCGGCGGGAGAAGTGAACTCGAGGTGGGTAGTTCTGCTGTTGTGCTTTTGTTTCTTCTTGGAGACGTTGCTGGTATAGAGCATACAATTGTTTGGTTGCACTTTGAGATGAACCAAACGGACGCTTAGAGTCTGTCTCGTCTGCCTGTGGGCTAACCTGAGATGAGCGTGCTGGGTCAAGGAATGTCAATAGACGATACGCTGCGCCAAGGATTACTACATCTTTTGTTGACTCTGGCAAGCCAGTTTGTGTTGAGTAGTCTTGAGCATTAGTCGTAAAGGCTACTGGGTCTGTTGCGTATACTACGCGTACAGTACGTCCAGGGATAGGATACTCACCAAGGGTAACAGTCTGTGCGTTAGCACCAAAGGCTGTAGAATCTGCGGTTGAATCAAAGTCGTAGCGACGAATTGGTACCCACTCTTTAGATGGTCCGATTGATTCCCATGAGATTGTAATAATGTTCTTAATGTTTAAGTTAGTAAATGCATATGTTGACGTTGCTGCATTAAATGTAAACGATGTTGACTTGACAGCAAAGATGCTAGCACCAAGTGAACTTACAGTATCATTGATTGCACGCTTAACTGAGTAGCGTGGGAAGGTTGGGCTAATGGTAACTTTCTTGTCTGCAGCGTGTGTAGCAGCAGTAGAGCCTAGGTAGCCACGTCCATAAGGAGATACAGTTGCAGTATTAGCAATGCGGTCATATGAGTCAACCCATAGTAACTCTTCCTCAATCTCGATGATACCCTTGCCTACAGATTCTGTAGAGCCAAGAGATAGGATAAGTGGGGAAGCACTTGTTGAGGTTGTTGTCGTTACTGCACTTGTAAGGTGAGTTGCGCGGTCCTGTTGAAAGGTATAACCTGCAAGGTTAATAAGAACTTCATCAATCATGTTCTCTAAAGTAGTTGTCATGCGTTGATGCTCCTTAGGGCAGCAGGTGCTGCTAGTCCAGTAGTTCCAGCAAGTTCATTACAGACACCATCGATGTCCTTGAACTTGTCACGTGTGCGTGATGATGATACTCTGATGTTTAGTGCGCCAACAGTTGCTAGGCCATTTGTAGCAGCCCAAGCATTTGCTGCACCTTGTTCATCAAGACCAGTCGTCCCAGCAAGTCTGTTCAACTCTGCTGTTAGGCTACTGCCTGCTTTACCTAGTGCCATTGTTTAACCCTTCTTAGGTGTAATTAACCCTTGCTTTGGCAAGATTAAATTAGATTTCTTTTCTTCTTTAACTCCGCCAAAAAATGCTTTGTAGTAATGCTCATCAAATGAGAATCGTTTCATGTGAGGAACTACGGCACCTGTGTGACAATAGACTGGGACATCTGCTTTGCCAACTAGTGCGAAGAAGTAGATATCTTCACCCATAAATGACTTGCCAGTTCCAATCTCATTGAAGATAGCAATCTCATTGCCAACTGCTTCAATAATCTTGTCGATTACATCTCGGTGCATAAGAACAAATCCCATACCCGCTGCCTCAACTTTGATAAGTTGGTTCTCTGGCATTGGGTGAACTCTCTTAATACCAACCACACCATCTTGCGCTTCTGCGAAGTTAAAGATAGTTGGCATTGGAATCATTAAAGGTTCTTCTGGTGTATCTGTTGTAAAATAAACTCCAGTTACAATAGGACGTTCTTTGACATCCTTGTTATCCCATAAGAGTCTAAACTTCTCTGGGCTGATAACAACATCTGAGTCAACCCATAGGAGCCACTCTGATGTATTGTTTTCATACCAGTAACGAATTATCTTCTCACGCTGTCTTGCAATCTGGTTGCCTTGACTTCTTAGTGTGGTGGTAAAGTTGATGCCAGATTTAAGCATAACGTCTGTAACGCCTTGCATAAACTTGCCATCAACCATACCGTTGTCACACCATGCGATTGATACTGTCTCTTGTGCCATTGTCCCCGCCTTTGATAGTTGTTTTTAGCGACCCTTGTAATTGAACTTAGAAGGTACTGCAGACTTCTTTGCAGCAGGAGCCTTTGCTCCAGTTGAAGCAGCGAAGCGACGGTCTCCGTATAGACGACGTGTTGCTTCCTGGTACTCTGCAACAAGTCCTGCTTGCTCCGCCTTGGCGTTCAACTTAGCCAACTTTAGTGCTTCTTTCATACCTAGTTTTTTAATATCATTAATTGTGCTTTGAGATACTTTAATCTTTTTATTCCATGTGCTCTTATCAATTGCCATTATTTTCCCTTATTTCTCTTAGATATTGCTGCTGCTTTTTTCTTTGCATCTGCTTTTGAACTTGCGCCCCACGCATTAAGCGATAAGAGCAGCCTTGTTGGTTCACCATTGGGTTTACGTTCTGGTCCTGGCATGCCACCCATACGTGCCAAGAATGATGCTCTGCGGGGGTTGTCACCGCTCTTTACAGGGGCTCTAAGGGTTCCACCCTTGTAAGATGCCCTACCTTTAGCATTGAGTCCCCCAGCGGGGTTCTTACCCTCTTTGCGTGTCCATGCTGCAGCCATTATTTTGCCCTCTTTGCCGCAGCGTTATCTACTAGATTTGGATAAGGCCGACCTGCTGCCCTAGCACGTGCCTTAGCCCTAGCCTTCTGCGCTGGCGTTAAAGGAGTTGACTTTTTCTTAGGGTTAGGCTTGTCCCAAAATGCCTTCTTCTTCACTTTTTCTTTGCCTTAGGCTTTGTGTGAGTAAGAACTTTACTAGATGCTGTATGAGTTGCTCCAGTATGAACCTGACCATTCATCTTGTGAACAGGACCTGTATGTACTTTACCATTCTTAAGGTAATGTGTAGATGCTTTGCCCATTACTATAACTGCTTTCCTGTTTTGTCATCGTAACGACGACCTTGAATAAGTGCGCCAAATAGTTGTCCGTGTTGTTTATCTTCTTTACGACGAAGTTTATTTGCACGTTCATCTGTTCCAGGACCAGAGGTGTTACTCATCTCCGTTGTTGCCTGATAAGCCTTAAAAGACTGCTTGGCTTCTTTTATTAAATTCTCTAGGTATGATAGTTTACGTGCCATTATACTTGTCCAATCTCTTTCATAACTTCGGCGGTTTTTTTAGTTATCTGATGTGCTTTAGGCATTGTCTCTGAATTGTAGGCTGTACCTAATGTTACTGATGCAGCGTAGGCTGCTTCAACTTGAGCACGCGATGTGCCATTTGGTTGAATTCCTTGAGCCTTAGCATCTCGGTATGCTTGTAACTCTGAGGTCCATTTTTTATCTGAAATGTCTCTAGTTGCATCTCCTGTACCAAGTTCAAGACTAGACGCCTTGCATCCGAAACATCCCTCTACATATTCAGGATGTGTTCGTATTTGATGTAGTCCCATTTCATCTCCTACTGTGCTGTAAAGTTTGCTTCTGTGACGTCAACTCCACCAGCAATAAGTGCTGCCTTTGTTGCATCATCTACTGTATGATTATAACCACCACGATATACTGCTTGGTATTCAGTTAGGTCTTCATCTACTGGATAACGAGTTTGGAAGTATTCTCCATCAAGTTTAATGATTGTAATACCTTTGCGTAACTTTGCAAAGTAAAACAACCTGTGTCCGCCAGATGGACCTTCTAATACGTACGGTGTCGTGAATGTCCAGTTTGCCATGATTCTCCTTTTAATGGATTTACTGCTAAGCAGGGAGATTGCTCCCCCTGCTCAACCGTCAATCAACTATGCGATTGATGAACCTGATTCGATTCGGTATAGTGCTTCTTCGCGGTAGCGAGCAAAGCCAAGTACGCCGTACCAACCCATTGGGCGGTGACGCATCAACTTGTCGACAACTGGTCCGATGACTACATGTGGCTCTTCAGCAACTGCTTCTGCAAGCGCTTGCTGTCCAGCGATGATTGTGCGGTACACCTTTGCAGATGAAGCACCGTCTGTTGCTGTGTATAGGCGTGGTGACTCTACGAAGTATGCACCTTCGTATGTACCGATTTCTCCTGCCCAGATGCGGTCCTGTGAAGAACCGTACTGATTAGGAAGAAGCCATCCAGCAGAACCTGTCTCAGCACGAAGGTCGTGTGAAACTTCTGGGTGAAGTCCAGCCCAGTATAGTGAACCCTTACGGGCTACTGACTTTCCTGCACGCAACTTTGCAACAGCCTTGCGGATGTTAGCAGAAGATAGTGTTGCAGCAGCAGTCACTGTTGCTGTTGATGTTGCTGTTGA